CCGAGGTGTTCTTGCCCGTGCCTTACCCGATCTCGCGATGCGTTTTCCGGGGGCACTATTTGGGTTTCCTTACAGTGAGGCAATGGAGCGCTTTGCGGCCGGCTCTCCTTTCATTAGAAATGACAACGGCCCTCTCTATTTGACGACGCCGAATTCGTAGAAGGCTGAACACCGCTGCAAAGAAAATTCGGCGGACGAGTGTCAGATTTTGAAGCGACTTCCTTATCTGGTAGAAACATGCCCACCCCTCGAGAAACCATCCTCGCCGCGCTGCACGCGCGGCTTTCGGCGTTGCCCGCCACCGCGCTCCGCGGCGAGGTGCTACCCGAGCGCGTGCCGGCCGAAGGCTTGCTGATCCTGCGCGACGGCGAGCCGGGCGAGCCCGAGGTGACGCTGTCGCCGCTCGCCTACCACTACCAGCACCGGGCCGAGATCGAGGCGGTAGTACAGGGCGCAACCCGAGACGCCGCCTTCGACGCGCTGACTGCCAGCATCGGCACGGCGCTCGCCGCCGACCGCACGCTGGGCGGGCTCTGCGACTGGGTCGAGGCGGAAGCGCCGCGGCCGGTCGATCTGCCGGTCGAGGGTGCGGCCAGCCTGAAAGCGGCCGTGATCCCGGTCGTGCTGCACTATTCCACGGCCGACCCGCTGGCCTGATCCCACCTACAACAGGAGAACACCATGGCACGAGCCCAAGGGGCGCGGGCGCAGATGGCGCTTGCGTTCGAGACGACCTATGGCACGCCGCCGGTGGGCGGCTTCACGAAGATGCCCTTCGCCAGCACCTCGCTTGGCGCAGAGCAGCCGCTGCTGAACTCCGAACTGCTGGGCTATGGCCGCGATCCGCTGGCGCCGATCAAGGACGCGGTCACAGCGGACGGCGACGTCGTCGTGCCGCTGGACGCGGAGGCCTTCGGGTTCTGGCTGAAGGCGGCGTTCGGCGCGCCCACGACCACGGGCACCGGTCCGTGGACGCATGAGTTTCAGTCGGGCGCCTGGACGCTGCCCAGCATGTCGATCGAAACGGGCATGCCAGAGGTGCCGCGCTACGCGATGTATTCCGGCTGCGTGCTCGACCAGATCACCTGGCAGATGCAGCGCTCGGGTCTGCTGACGGCGACGTCGCGGCTGGTGGCGCAGGGCGAGACGGTCGGGACCACGACGAGCGCGGGAACGCCAGCCGCACTGGAGCTGAAGCGCTTCGGGCATTTCAACGGGTCGATCACGCGGAACGGGACCGCCCTCGGCAATGTGGTCTCGGCCGAGATCACCTATGCCAACAACCTCGACCGGATCGAGACGATCCGCTCGGACGGGCGCATCGACGGGGCAGACCCGTCCATCGCCGCGCTGACGGGCCGGATCGAGGTGCGCTTCGCCGACCAGACGCTGGTGACGCAGGCGATCAACGGCGAGGCCTGCGAGATGGAGTTCGCCTACGTCCTGCCGTCCGGCGAGAGCTTCACCTTCACCGTGCACGCCGTCTACCTGCCGCGCCCGCGCATCGAGATCTCCGGGCCGCAGGGCGTCCAGGCGACCTTCGACTGGCAGGCCGCCCGCGACAGCGTCGTCGGCCGGATGTGCACAGCCACCCTCGTGAACGATGTGGAGACGTATTGATGCTCACGCTCGATCTGACGAATGCGCCGCGCTGGCATGACCTCGCCCCCGGCGTCCGGGTGCAACTCCGCCCGCTGACCACGGCGCTGATGGTGGCGACGCGGAGCGATCCTGCTGTCGAAGCCATCCCCGAGGAGGCCTCCGACGAGGAGCGCGCGGTCGCCTTCGCCAAGGCGCTCGCGCGGCGTGCCGTGCTCGCCTGGGAGGGCATCGGCGATGCCGACGGCAATGCCATCGATCCGAGCCCCGAGGCCATCGACGCGCTGCTCGACGTCTGGCCGATCTTCGAGGCCTTCCAGCTGACCTACGTCTCGAAGGGCCTGCTGCTGGAACAGGAAAAAAACGCCTCCGCGCTCTCGCCGACTGGTCCTTCGGCGGGGGCGAGCGCTACTGCCAAGCCTGCACGCAAGCCTGCCCGGACTGCCCGGCGCGGCTGAACCGTCCGGAAACTCCGGAGGGTTGGCAGGTCTGGGACCTGGTCGGCCGCCTTGGCGGCCAGCTGCGCGTCCTGCCCGGCGCAGTGATCGGCTGGGACATGACGGCAGCGCTCACGCTCGGTGACGCGCTCGGCGTGCCGCCGCTGGCCATGGCAGAACTTCTACCCGTCATCGAAGCGGTGATGGTGGCCAAGCTCAACGAACAGATGGATCATTCCCATGGCTGAGAAGAGGGTCAGCGTCCGCCTCGCGGCCGTGGGCGGTCGGCAGGTCCGCGCCGAGCTGGAAGGTGTCGGCGAGGCCGGGTCGCGCGGCTTCGGTCGGCTCAGCCGGGAGATGGAGGCGGCGAACGCGAGGCTAGCGGCGTTTTCCCGTCGCGTTGCCGTAGCCGCTGCTGCCGCAGTTGCAGCTGCCGCCGCGGCGGGCGTGGCGATGATCCGCTCCGGTCTGCAGACGGTCGATGCGCAGGCCAAGCTCGCCCAGTCCCTCGGCACCACTGTCGCCTCGATCCAGACGCTGGAGCGCGCGGGCGAACTGGCTGGTGTGTCGATGTCCGGCATCGAGCAGGCGACCAAGGATCTGACGCGTCGCCTCAGCCAGGCGGCCGCCGGGACCGGCCCCGCCGCCGATGCGCTCGACCGGCTGGGCCTTTCCGCCACCGAGCTGATCTCTCTGCCGCTGGACCAGCGCGTCGGTGCGATCAACGCCGCCATCGAGGACTTCGTGCCCGCGGCCGAACGCGCCGCCGTGGCAGGCCAGCTCTTCGGCGAGGAAGGCTCCATCGCCATGTCGCGGATCGACACCGCGACGCTGCGCCAGGCGACGGAGGACGTCCTCGCCTTCGGTGTCGTCGTCTCCGAACAGGACGCCGACCAGATCGAGCGCACCAATGACGCGATCTCCCGGCTTGGCCTGATCTGGCGCGGGCTCTCGAACCAGCTGGCCGTCGCCGCTGCTCCGGCGCTGGAAGCCGTCGCCGATGCCATGGCGGCGGTTGCCAGCCGCACCGGCCCGCTCGGCATCGCGATCCGTGGTCTTTTCGACAACATCGGCCGCCTGACCACCTATGCCGCTACCTTCGCGGCCTTTATCGCGGGACGCTGGGTGGCCGGGATGGCGGTTGCCGCGCTCTCGGTCCGGGGCTTGGCCACCGCGCTCGTCGTCCTGCGCGGGGCGCTGATCCGCACCGGCATCGGCGCGTTGATCGTCGGCGCGGGCGAGCTCGTCTACCAGTTCACCCGCCTGGTCTCCGGCGCGGGCGGCTTTGGTGAGGCCATGGCACTCCTGAAGGATCTCGCGGTCGAGGTCTGGGAGCGGATCCGCATGGGCGCCGCTGCGGCTGGTGCAGCCGCCACGGCGATGTTCTTCGACCTTAAGGCCGATGCGGCGTCGGGTATGCAGAGCGCCATCGAGAGCGTCGTCGGTTTCGGGAACACGGCGGCGAACACCTTCGAGGGAGCCTACGAGGCGATCAAGGCGATCTGGGGTCTGCTACCCGCCGCCATCGGCGATCTGGCGTTCCAAGCGGCGAACAGTCTGATCGACGGTGTCGAGGCAATGCTGAACGGCGTCGTCTCGCGGATCAACACATTCATCGGTGGGATCAACCAGGGGCTGGAGGCACTCGGGTCTGAGCGGCGCATCTCGATCATCCCCGATCTCGAGCTGGGCCAGATAGAGAACCGCTTTGAGGGCGCAGCAACTGCCGCGACCACCGCCGCACAGACTGCCTTCGACCGCGCTTTTGAGGATAACCCGCTTTCCGCGCCCGATCTCGGGCTCACCGCGGCGGCCAATACCGCCCTCGCAACAGCCAACACCTATCGCGGTGCGGCGCGGGATCTGGCCGAGGGCGCGCGTGCGCCCCTCGCCAGCTGGCAGGCCCTGCATGATGCGGTGCGGGGCAGCAATGAGGGTGGTGCAGACGCGCTGACCGAGGCGACCGACGCGGCAGACCGATATGAGACCGCCCTTGGCGATGCCGGACAAGCAGCCACAGGTGCAGGCGCAGCGGCCGGGGCTGCAGCGGCCGCCGCCGAACCAAATACCGAAGCCGCAGTTTCCGGCTGGCAGGCAGTCACTGCAGCGCTCAGCGACTATGCCAGCAAGGCGCGGGAGATTGGCGGGGACATCGGTCAAAGCCTCGTCAGCGCGTTCCAATCGGCCGAGAATGCAGTGGCTACGTTCGTGAAAACCGGCAAGCTGGATTTCCGCGATCTCGTCACCTCGCTACTGGCCGATCTCGCGAAGCTGGCGGCGCGTCGGTTCATCCTGGGGCCGATCGCCAATGCGCTTTCCGGCGCGCTCGGCGGTGCGGGTGGTATCTTCGCGAACATCCTGCATGCGGGCGGCATGGTTGGATCGGGCGGGCCTTCGCGCATGGTTCCGGCGATGGCCTTTGCGGCTGCGCCCCGGATGCATTCCGGCGGTGTGGCGGGGCTGCGCCACGATGAAGTCCCCGCGATCCTGCAGCGCGGCGAGCGCGTGCTGTCGCGGCGCGAGGCGCAGTCCTACGGAGCAGGCGGCGGCGTCAACGTCACCATCATGGCCCGCGATGCCGAGAGCTTCCGGCAGTCGCGCACGCAGGTCGCAGCCGACATCGCCCGCGCGGTGTCGCTCGGGCGGAGGGGCATGTGATGGCGTTTCACGAGGTCCGGTTTCCCGACAACATCAGCCGGGGTGCCCGTGGCGGACCCGAAAGGCGCACACAGATCGTCGAGCTCGCCTCGGGCGACGAGGAGCGCAACGCCAGCTGGGCCAACTCGCGCCGCCGCTATGATGTCGCCTACGGCATCCGCCGCGCGGACGATCTGGCGGCGGTCGTCGCCTTCTTCGAAGCGCGAAACGGACGCCTGTATGGTTTCCGTTTCAAGGATTGGGGCGACCACAAGTCCTGCCTGCCTTCGGGCACGCCATCGCCAACCGACCAGATGATCGGGACCGGCGACGGAGCGACGACCGTTTTCCAGCTGGTCAAACGCTACGCCTCGGGCAGCCAGACCTGGACCCGGACGATCACCAAACCGGTGGCGGGCATGGTGCGCATTGCCCTCGATGGCGCGGAGCAACCCGCCGGCTGGTCTGTCGACGCGACCACCGGCGTCGTGACCTTCGACAGCGTGCCTGCGGACGGCGTCGCGATCACCGCGGGCTTCGAGTTCGATGTGCCCGTCCGCTTCGGCACCGACGCGCTCGACGTGACGCTCGACCTCGAGCGCCTCGGCTCGATCACATCCATTCCGCTTCTGGAACTGCGCCGATGAAGACCCTCGATCCCGACCTGCTGGCCCATCTCGAAGAGGGCACGACGACGCTCGCCTGGTGCTGGCGGATTGCCCGCGCGGATAGCGTAATCTTCGGCTTCACCGACCACGACCTGACGCTGAGCTTCGACGGCACCAACTTCGAGCCAGAGAGCGGTCTGACGGCGTCAGAAGTCCGCTCTGGCTCGGACCTCTCGGTCGATGCGCAGTACGCCGAGGGCGTGCTGACCTCCGACCGGATCACCGAGACCGACATCCTCGATGGCCGCTGGGACAATGCCGAGGTCGAGGTCTGGCGCGTGAACTGGGCGGACACCGGCCAGCGCGTGCTGATGCGGCGCGGTGCCATCGGCCAGATCCGGCGCGGGCGGCTGGCCTTCGTGACCGAAGTGCGCAGCCTCGCGCATGTGCTGGGCCAGACAGTCGGGCGGACGTTTCAGGCGACTTGCGATGCCGCGCTGGGGGACGCGCGCTGCGGGGTCGACCTGGAGGACCCGGCCTTCAATGGGACGGGCGCGGTGATCGATCTCCTGCGCGACCGGGCCTTCACCGCCTCGGGCCTCCGCGGGTTCGCCTCCGGTTGGTTCACCTTCGGCACGCTGGACTGGACGAGCGGCGCGAACGCGGGGAGGCGCACCGAGGTGCTGGGCCACGACGTGACTGATGGCATCGCTGTGCTGACCCTGCTCGAGGCGCCGGTGCGAGCGATCACCGAGGGTGATGATTTCACCATCCGTGCGGGCTGCGACAAACGCATCGAAACCTGCGGGGCCAAGTTCGCGAACACCGCCAACTTCCGCGGCTTCCCGCACATCCCCGGCCAGGACACGATCCTGCGCTACGCGACTAAGGACGGTGGCCACGAAGGAGGTGTGCTGTGACGCAGGCCGAACCAGACAGGGTTATCGCCATTGCGCGGGCTTGGCTGGGTACGCCGTACCACGACCAGGCGAGCCTCAAGGGCGTCGGCTGCGACTGTCTCGGGCTTGCCCGGGGCGTCTGGCGCGAGGTCGTCGGCCCCGAGCCGTTCCCGATCCCGCCCTACAGCAGGGACTGGGGCGAGACGGGCCCGCGTGAGGTTCTGGCCGAAGGCGCGGGCGCCATGATGATCGAGGTGAAAACGGAAGCTGCCGGTTCCGGTGCGCTGGTCCTCCTCCGCATGAAGCCCCGCGCGATCGCCAAGCATGTCGGGATCCTGACCGGCCCCGCCACCTTCCTCCACGCCTACGAGCGGCTCGGCGTGATCGAGGAACCGCTCACGCAATCCTGGCGGCGGCGCATCGCCTTCGCCTTCCTGTTCCCGCAACGCTGAGATCATCCCATGGCCACCCTCGTTCTCGGTGCTGCTGGCGCTGCCATCGGTGGCAGCATTGGCGGCGCGATCCTCGGCGTCAGCGCCGCCACCATCGGTGGCTTCATCGGCTCCACAATCGGCTCGGTCGTCGACAGCTGGATCATCTCGTCACTGGCGCCGACCCAAAGGATCGAAGGCGCGCGGATGGACAACCTGCGCATCACTTCGGCCACGGAAGGAGCGGTGATCCCGCGCCTTTACGGCCGGATGCGGATCGGCGGCAACATCATCTGGGCGACGGATTTCCGCGAAGAGACCAAGACCACAACGCAGGGCGGCGGGAAAGGCGGCGGGGGTGGCGGCAAGGTCAAGACAACCGAGTATCTGTACTATGCCTCGTTCGCGGTCGCGCTCTGCGAGGGCCCGATCACTGGCATCGGCCGCATCTGGGCCGACGGCAAGCTGCTGGACACCGCAGGGGTCACATGGCGCTGGTATCCGGGCGATGATAGCCAGGCGGCAGATCCGTTCATCACAGCCAAGATGGGCGCGGCCAACACGCCAGCCTATCGCGGCACGGCCTATGTCGTCTTCGAGGACCTGCCGCTCGGCAATTATGGCAATCGCATCCCGCAGCTGAGTCTCGAAGTCTTCCGTCCGCTTGCCGATCCGGACACGGCAGAGGGTCTCACGCAGGCTGTGACCATGATCCCGGCATCCGGCGAGTTCGCCTATGCAACGCAGGGCATCAGGAAGGGCAGCGGCGGATCGTCCGAGCCCGAGAACCTCAATACGTTGACCGATACCGCTGACATGGTGGTGGCGCTGGACCGTCTGCAGGCGATGGCCCCGAAGGTCGAGAGCGTGTCGCTGGTCGTTGCCTGGTTCGGCGACGATCTGCGGGCAGGCAATTGCATGGTGCGGCCGGGCGTCGAGGTGACCGCCAAGGCCACCACGCCGTCGGCATGGTCGGTGAATGGCGTCAGCCGCGCCAATGCCTTTCTCGTCAGCCGCGACGATCAGGATCGCCCTGTCTATGGCGGCACGCCCGCCGATTTCGCGGTGGTGCAAGCGATCCAGGAAATGAAGGCGCGTGGACTACGGGTGACTTTCTATCCCTTCATCCTGATGGACGTGCCGCCCGGCAACACGCTGCCGAACCCGTATTCCGACAACGCGGCCGAGACGGGGCAGCCCGCCTTTCCCTGGCGGGGGCGGATCACCTGTTCGCCCGCAGCGGGCTTCGCTGGGACCGTGGACAAGACAGCCACGGCCGCCACGCAGGTGTCTGCGCTATTCGGCACGGCCACGCCCGCGAACTTCAGCGTCTCGGGTCAGTCGGTTTCGTGGACAGGCACGCCCGGCGACTGGGGCCTCCGCCGCATGGTGCTGCACTACGCCCATCTCTGCGCGGCGGCGGGCGGGGTCGACGCGTTGCTCATCGGCACAGAGATGCCGGGGCTGACGACGATCCGATCGGGCGCGTCCACCTATCCGGCGGTACAGGCCTATCGGGATCTGCTCGCCGATGTGCGGTCGATCCTCGGGTCCGGGACGAAGATCGGCTACGGCGCCGACTGGAGCGAGTATTTCGGGCATCAGCCCGGCGATGGCAGCGGCGACGTGTTCTTTCACCTCGACCCGCTCTGGGCCGATCCGGAGATCGATTTCGTCGGGATCGACAACTACATGCCGCTCTCCGACTGGCGCGACGGGTTCGAGCATCTCGACGCGGCCGAGGGCTGGCCCGCGATCTACGACCGGGCCTATCTGCAGGGGAACATCGCGGGCGGCGAAGGCTTCGACTGGTTCTATGCCAGCGCGGCTGACCGATCCGCGCAGGTCCGGACCGCGATCACCGACGGCGCCGCCAGCAAGTCGTGGGTCTTTCGATACAAGGATCTGCGCGCGTGGTGGTCGAACCCGCACTACGACCGTCCCGGAGGCGTCGAGAGCGGAACGCCGACCGCGTGGGCCCCGCAGTCCAAGCCGATCTGGTTCACCGAGCTCGGCTGTCCCGCCATCGACCGGGGCACCAACCAGCCCAATGTCTTCTTCGATCCGAAGTCGTCGGAGAGCTTCACGCCGCATTTCTCGCGGGGCTGGCGCGACGACGCCATCCAGCGCGCCTATCTCGAGGCGACGTATCTCTGGTGGAGCACCCCGGCGAACAACCCGGTGTCCTCGGCCTACGGCGGCCGAATGGTGCATGTGCCCGAATGCGCCGCCTGGACCTGGGACGCGCGGCCATACCCGTTCTTTCCGGCGCTGACCGACGTCTGGACGGACGGCGCGAACTGGCGGCTCGGCCACTGGCTGACCGGGCGGCTTGGCGCGGTGTCTCTGGCGGCACTGGTTCGGCACCTCTGTCTGCGCGCCGGGCTGCCCGAGTCCCGGATCGACGTTACCGGCCTCTGGGGCGCGGTCGAGGGCTACGCCATCAGCGCGCTGGAAAGCCCGCGCGCCTCCATCACCACGCTGTCGCGCCACTTCGGGTTCGACGCCGTCGAGACCGAGGGCATGATCCGCTTTGTCAGGCGCGGGCGCGCAGCAGCGGCCAGTGTGACGCACGACGATCTTGTCGCGGCCCGCGAAGGGGACTTGCTGGAACTGACCCGCGCGCAAGAGACCGAGCTGCCGCAGGCGCTCAAATGGCAGGTCGCGCGCGCCGACGAGGATTACGACGCGGCCCTCGTCGAGGCTCGGCGCATCACCGTCGACACGACGCGGATTGCTTCGGAGAGCTTCCCCATGGCGGTTCCGCCCGAGGAGGCCGAGCGCCGTTGCCGCCGCGCATTGATGGAAGCCTGGACCGGGCGGGAAACAGCCGCGTTTCGCCTGCCGCCGTCACGGTTGGCGCTGGATCCAGCGGACGTCGTGACGCTGGAACATGACGGGAGGCAAGTTCCGCTGCGGTTGGTCTCTATTGCGGATGCGGACGCGCGCGGGATCGAAGCGGTCCGTCAGGATCGCGAGGCCCACGACCTGCCGCCCGGATCGCCACGACCATCGTC